TTATAGGCAACGGTAAAACAGTTTATAATTCAGACAAACAATTCTAATGAAAACAATCAACTCTAAATTATTGGAATTTCAAAACAAAGTGAATGCTATTAAAAAAGATGGTAAAAATAGTCACTTTAAATCCTCTTACGCTACGCTTAATCAAATCTTAAGCGATGTTAAACCATTACTTTCAGAACTTGGATTAGTTATTATTCAGCCTATTGACGGTTTAAATGTTAGTACGGTTATAACAGATTCCGAAACTGGGGAGTCAGTTACTTCGACCTTAAGAATACAAGACGGATTGAATGCTCAACAAGTAGGTGCCTGCATAACTTATTATCGGAGATTTACTTTAAGTTCGCTTTTATCTTTGGAAATGGAAGATGATGATGCGAATAGTGTGGTTAGTTCAAAGAAAATTAAGCTATCCGATATCACTATGAGTAAAATGTTAGATGCTATCGAAAAGGGTCAAAAGAAACAAGTTGAACAGGCCTTAGATAAATACGAGCTATCCGATACTCAATGGAAAGTAATTCAAACCGCTTTTAAGAATAATTGATATGTATAAATTAACAGAAGAAACTAAAACTATTGGCAGCATTACACTACATAGAATTGAATTAATAAAAGATTGTAGATGGGGAAGTAAAGGAGATAAAGGTGGATGGATACAAAAAGAAATTAATTTACAACAAGGAGCTTGGGTGTCTGGTAATGCTAAGGTGTATGGTGATGCTCAAGTGTCTGGTAATGCTCGAGTGTATGGTAATGCTAAGGTGTATGGTGATGCTCAAGTGTCTGGTAATGCTCAGGTGTATGGTAATGCTAAGGTGTATGGTGATGCTCAAGTGTCTGGTAATGCTCGAGTGTATGGTAATGCTAAGGTGTATGGTGATGCTCAAGTGTCTGGTAATGCTCGAGTGTATGGTAATGCTAAGGTGTATGGTGATGCTCAAGTGTCTGGTAATGCTCAGGTGTATGGTAATGCTAAGGTGTATGGTGATGCTCAAGTGTCTGGTAATGCTTGGGTGTATGGTGATGCTTGGGAATTTTCACCTTTACAAATACAAGGGACAAAACATTATTTTAATATTTGCAAAATAGGATATATTAAAATAGGGTGTATTGAAAAAAGTATTGATGATTGGGAGAAACAATTTGAGCAAATTGGTAAAGAAAAAGGATATACAAAAGAACAAATAAATGAATATAAACTTTATATTCAATTAGCTAAAAAACTATGGAGAAACTAAAGAAAATATCAATGATATCGGAAACCGATAACGTTAAAAATGAAACATTTTTTTGTGTATTCATTGAGTACGAATCCGGTGCTGAATACCGTAAATGGTTCTCGCGCCAAACAGAAGCAGAAGCGTTTTACGACTATTATTTAAAAGTTAATGTACCTAATAACTTACTTGTTAATTTAGTTAAAACTCATGACTTTTAATAATCAACTATTCCGATGCTCAACACTGGGCAAGATAATGACTAATGATAAGTCAGGTAAAAAAATGGGGGAAACCTCAAAGTCGTACCTCAAGGAGTTATTCCGAGAGGTGCGCTGGGGTGTTCGTAAGGACTTTACTAATAAGTACGTAGAAAAGGGATTAGCAGTTGAAGATACCGCTATTCAATTTTACTCTAATGTTAAAGGCGGGTTTTATTCTAAGAATGAGGAGTTTTATTCAAATGAGTTTATATCAGGTAGTCCGGATATAGTATCCGATAAGATAATCGATATAAAAAGCTCTTGGAACGCTCACACATTCCCTTTTAAAGACGATGCCTTAAATAAAGATTACTTTGCTCAGGTACAAGGTTATATGTGGTTAACTGGCTTAAAAGAGGCCGTTGTAGCTTTTGTTTTAATTGATACACCATTACAGTTAATCGAAGATGAAAAAAGACGTATAAGCTGGAAGATGGGCATGGTATCGGATTTAAACCCTGAGTACTTAAAAGCCTGTGAGGAAATAGAACAGAATCATATCTTTACTCATATACCTGAATCCGAAAGGGTAGTTGAATACGAAGTCCGTTACGATGAAGAGTTTATCGAAAGGCTTAAAAACAGAATTTTAGAATGTAGAACTTATTTAAACACTTTATGAAACTATACGAACTTAAAAAAACAAAAACAACATTCCCAGTTGTTGCAATATCTCAATCCGTTGATGCTGCTAATTTTATACGTGAATTTTATTCAGATGATATAGAAATATTTGAAAGTGCGTTTATACTTCTTTTAAATAGGGCTAATAAAACAATTGGCTACGCTAAAATATCTCAAGGCGGTATTGCTGGAACTGTTATAGATGTTAAATTAATATGTAAATACGTTGTTGATAGTTTGGCTAGTGGTGTTATTTTATGCCATAACCACCCTTCAGGAAATTTACAACCTTCAAATCAAGATAAAGAAATAACTATAAAAGTTAAACAAGCTTTAGAGTTATTAGATTCTATTTTACTTGACCATATTATATTAACTAAGGAAAGTTATACATCATTAAAAGATGAAGGAATAATATGAAAAAACGCTCTTTAAGTACGGTTAAAAAAGAATTGGACCGTGTATTCTCTGAGTTTATACGAAAGCGTGATGCAGACCTTGACGGATATATTACTTGTGTATCATGTAAAAAAAAGGTACACTGGAAGGATTCTAACTGTTGTCATTTTGTAGACCGTCAACACATGGCTACCCGTTACGATGAAACTAACTGTAATGCCGGATGTGTTCAATGCAACGCTTGGGATAAGGGATTTCACATATTTGAATATCAAAAGTTCTTAGATAAAAAGTATGGACAAGGTACATCCGAAACCCTGATGAGAATGCGCCACTTTACAATTAAATTCTCCGTTACTGAATTAGAAGAGAAAATCAAATACTATAAACAAATAAATAAAAAAATATGAAACAAACAGCAGTAGAATTTCTAATTGAAGAAATTAAGCCATTTTTAAGTATGCCTATTGAAGATGCATACAAAACAATTTTACAAGCCAAAGAAATGGAGAAGCAACAAATAATAGATGCTTGGGAAGATGGACACGATTCTTTCTCAACGAGGAACGCAGAACAATACTACAACGAAACATATGGAAAATAAAAAAACAGCTATGCAAGAACTTATATTTTGGGGTAAAGTTTTATTAAAAAAATATCCCGAAAGTAAATTATCTTTTAGTGAGGTAATAGACAAAGCTGAAATGCTTTTAGAATTAGAACATAAACAACTTACCGATGCTTATAATCAAGGGCATATAGATAGAAACAATAATAAATTTAAACTACCATGAAAACAGAAAACTTAACAAACGGTGACCGAATAAGAATTTGGTTAGAAGATTCAGTAGATACGAAAGGCGGTACTTGGTGCTACGGATACGTCCGCGAAGCAGTCGTTCGTAAATTAATATTTGTTGAAGATAACAGACCTGAAGATTTTGAAAATGGAATAGATACCTTCAACGGATATCAAATAGAAAAACTATGATTATTTATACTAACTATTACTCAACTGTATCAGATGAAACAATTTTCAAACTCGGTTCGCGAATATTTTATTGCCGCAACTACTGACTGTAATAACCCCCGACTTTGTTGGGATGGTCAAAAATGGATAGTTAATAGGTACTTCGGGCCTTATATTTTAAATAAAATAGGCTGGGAAGTTTGTTTTTAACTAAAAAATAGTTATATTTGTACCCGTATGAGAGCGACATACATTGTTTTTCATGTTTGTTTAATTAACCCACTGGGGGGAGGCATCGCTCGCCGAACCTCGTGGGTTTCTTTCTTTTAATATTTATGATTAATGAATTAGATTCTAACCTTGAAAGGGAATTTCACGGTTTACCCGAACTACCACATTTTATTCAGTTTCCGTCAAAAGTTATTAATTTAGGTTTTGATAGGGCTGTTGTACTTGGTATTATTTACGCATATACAAAAGGAGCTTTAAGTGTATGTAAGTTAAAAAATGAAACAATAGCTAATATGATTGGACGTTCAAAAAGTAACGTATCTCATATTATATCGGATTTAGATAAAGCTGGTTTTATTAAAATTAATATTGAGCGTAATAAAAATGGAACTTACAGATTTATTACCATACCCGATGCAGTATATACACGTATATCTTATAAAAGAGAGGGGGTTATTTCCGATAACATAGGGGGGTATCTTGTAG